GTTTCGGACGCAACGACTTCCAGACATTTTCACGCCCCCCGTCACCGACGTCGCGCAACCGGGTTTCGGAATCTCAGGTGGTTCGCGCCATTCCACGCTTCGCTTCTTCTCGCGTCTTGCGATCACTGCATGACTGACATAACGCTTGGGTATTGGCCTCGATGTCGAGTCCGCCTTCACTGAGGGGCACTACATGATCACGAATCGTGGCGATGGTGACGTGACCTACCCTGTCACACGCGACGCATAAGGGCTGACGCTCGAAGAGCTGCGCACGGAGGCGCTGGAGTTTCTCCCCTCGGATCCGCGTCGGTGTCTCCCGATCCACCGGGCGCCAGTTCGGCACGGCATGCGCAGGACAACGAGCCCCTGCCCCCCCTTGCAGGAGGACGCCACACCCCGCCACGGCGCACGCATGCAAGGGACTACGGGGCATACCAGGCCCGGCCGCACACGCTGCAATACCACCACGGGGGAATGCGTTCGATGAGCCGATCCTCGCCGCAGTAGATACACCGCATGGCGTTAATCTAAGTGATGCGACTGCGCCCAGTATTTCAGGCCGTCCATGATCTTGCGTTCGGGCACCGCTTCCCACTTGGCGAAATCTTCCGGCGATAGCTCTATTGGTTCATGTGCGGCCACGAGAACCGCGCACCAATACACCCAGCGCGCCGGCAGATGACACGCGACCCATAAGGGGCACCCGTCTCGACGGAACCAATACCACCAGTCGCGAAGGCCAAAACCGCGCGTCCAAAGGCGCCACATTACGGCTGCACTCCCGGGCAAGGCGACTCGGTGCGAGGCCGGCCTGCCTCCGGCCCGACATCGATCCGCCCTTCGATGGCCACGCCGCATGCAATCGCAAACGACAAGATCGCCAAGATACAACTACCTGCTGCTATCACGATCAGCACGGGAATGAGGCGCTCTAATCGCTCGCGATTCATGGCGATTTACTTCGGTTCCGGTGTGGGCGGTAGTTCGTTATCGGGCACTAGGATCAGCCCCGTGCACGCCAGCCACTTCACGACGAACTTTTTGCCCGGCACGATCGGCTGGCCCGAGGCATGCCCGCCACCGGGGAGCGTGTTATCGGGGCCGGGTTGACTACCCGGGAGACTGTTATCGGGGCGCGTGGGATCGAACGGATAGACAGGCAGGAGCGCGCCGCCGGGCGGCAGTACGGGCCCGCCCGTCGGATACGTCGGCTGCCCGGGCAGCGTGTTGTCAATCTGCCCGCCGCTGCCATCCAGAAACGAGATCAATGCGAGACGTGAGTTCATGCTGTTCCTTTCGTTGCTGCGTTAGAGAACCTCGACGATGGTGATCTGATATTGCGCCTCGACGTGCTTCTTGGTGCGCTTGTAACTTTCTGTTCTCGTCGGCTTCGACTTCACGTCCTCGACGATCACGTTGCCGGTGCGCACGTTGCGATACTGGAAGTCCGCGTGATACTGGCCGATCGTGTGGAACACCCAGGGCGGGCCGTCGGTGACGAGCTCCGGCACCATCAGGGGGAAGGCCGGATGGACTTCGAGATCGGCGATCTCGCCGGCCGCCTCGAGCATGCGGAGTTCTTCATACCGGACCGCTTCGCGCTTCGAATCGAAGCAGTGCCCAGCATGGTGCACCTTCACCGCGCCGTATTTGTTCCGCAGGGGCGCCCGCGGGTTCGGGTGCTTCGTTGCCCACTGCGTCCAGGCCTCGCGATCCGCTCTCATGCGGCCGGCTCCGCTTTTTGGACGCGCTCGAGCAGCACGACCACGAGGGACGACCACCGGAGGCCCGGATGCGCAGCGACCGCCTCCCGCACCGCCCGGGCGCAAACTGTATGCGCCGAAACGGCAGCAACGGTGCATCTGTGCGTGATCGGCGGCGCCTCGCTGAATTCAAACGTCACCGCATACTCCAGCGTCATCGGTGCCCAATCCAGCGGCGAGCGGTCTCAAAAGGCAACACGCCCCAGCGAAATTCGGTCGGCGAATCCAGCGGCCCCGGGCAATGGCTGCCAAGCACGTCCACGATCCAGAACCCGGTGTCGCCCGTGCTCGCCCGATAGGCCACGATGTCGCGCGCCTGCGTGGCGCAATTGGCGTCCTTGCACAAGTACCCCCAGCGGGCGTCTCGAGACTGCAGAAGGCCGATCAAGCCGTCCAAGAACTGCCAGGCCGCTTCGCCGTCCGTGAGTTGGCAGGAGTGCGTCACCTGGGACGGATGCGCCGCGGCGTAGTCCCGGGCCACGCCTTCGCCATACGCAGGAAGCGGCAACGCACCACCGGCGGGGGGGGTTGGCGTGCTGCCGGCTGGCGTCGGCGTGGCCTCGGTATCGCTGCGATCCGTGCTCGCGGTATTCGTGTTCGTGTTGCTGATCGTGATCGCCCCAGGCGTCGTCGTGCCTGCGGTGACGACGGGCGAGGGTGTGGTGAGCGTGATATCGCACCCCGCGAGGAGACACGCCGCGAGGAGGATTAGGTATCGCATTATTCGTTGCCTCCGGTGAACATCCGGATGAACTTCGCAGCCTTCTCCAGTGCGTCGGCGGCGGGTAGGTGCAGGTGGACAACCCGGAGCGCGGCGGCCTGCCGCTCACATTCGTTCGCATGACTACGCACTTCAAGCCGGAGCATCGCCTCGCGCTCGGCCTTCGTTTTCGGATGCTGAGTCCCGGTCGTGCCGAACATTATTCCCTTCCGCAATCGCGGCAGACTTGCCGATCGCCCTTGTAGACGAACTGATAACAGCCGCAGCGCGGGCAGCGAGGCGGTTCGGGTTTCGCGCGCACGACGGTCCACGTCGTCAGCACCGCCGCATACGCGGCCAGCACCATCGGGATCCAGTGCCAGTCAGCGTTCATGGTTCCCTCCCGAGGCGGGCGATCTCGGCATACTCGGCCCACACGTGCGCGAAGGCGGCTTTGAGAATCGCCTGGTTCGCGGCGTCCGCCCGGCGGAACAGCGCCCCGAGATCGGCCACGAAGCCCCCGCCGTAGCGCAGCATGGCTTCCGTGATCGCGTAGTCCGTCAACTCGACGTCCATTAGCGCTTCACCCCGAGGCGCCGGAGCTGCTCCTGCGGCGAGAGACTGCGCAGCCGCCGCGCTTCGTCCGCCACACTCAGGCGCGCCGGCGCCGGTTCGGGGAGCACGCGGATCCAGTGTTCCTCTTGCAACCACTTCACGAGCGCGGGGATCATGCCCTTCTGCCATTCGGCGGATCGCTTCTGCGCCTCGAGCGCGGCGAGTAGATCGTTGAAGGACACTTTCTCGAGCGCCGCGAGAAAGAGCGTCTCGGCCATGTAGCCGCGTTGCCGCCGTGCCGCTGGATACGCTTCGACGAAGGCGGCGAATTGTTGATCCTTCTCCATAAAATTTATGCGCGCCGACACCCCGACACCTTTTTCTCTGATCAGCCCGTTGGCTTGCCTCTCTTTTTTTTAGAGAGTCTCAGAGAAAATCAATGGCTCTGACTTCCACGACAATCAGAGGACGAGGCGCGAAGGTGTCGGGGTAGCGGCGCACTTCCTCGTTCGTTTTCGGGTCACGCCCGCCCAAGGTTCTTTAGTACTGCTAGCTTTTCGGCTGGAAGCTAGAACCGTTTGTCTGGCTGTTGAAACAAGGGCAACGAGCCGTCACGTAATCGGGCGCCGTTCGTGTTCACCACGCGATCGCCGTCACGCTCCGGGATTTTGTGATACTCCGCAATTGTGTTGAAATCCGCTTCCCACACGCACGCGCGCAAGAAGTCGGCGAGCTTCCCGCGCCCTTGCGCGGGCGGCGGATAGCGCGCGTCTTCACACTCCGCAATCGCCTGGATAATCCGATGGAGATCGAGAAACGACGGGATCCACCGCGGATGCGGCGGCCCATACTTCACGAGGTCCGCATACACCCAGCGCGAGCCGTCCGGCTTCGTGCTGAATCCGATTGCCAGCTTGCGGGTGGAGTTGTTCGCGCCGTTCATACTTCGTTCCCCCACACGTCCCAGCCGGGCCGCGGCTGGCGGGCGAACACTTCCACACGCCGCAGCCCGGGAAACATCCGATCAATGGCTGCGTAGGCTTCGCCGGGCTTCCGGCTGTGTTCTGCCACCGCTGCGGTGATCACACTGTCCACTTTCTCGAGGGGCGTGACCGTGCCGCGCGAGCCGATGAGGAGCAGCTCGTGGCGGGTATGCAACCACCAGCCGAGCCCGGGCGCGCGGTCCTTCACCCACGCCATACACGCCTTGTAATCGAAGCCCCACTGCTCGAGCACGACGAGTGCCGATGGCAGCAAGGGGGATGTCGCCCAGAGAAAACACACGCACGGATCCGCGCACGCCGGGAACGTCGGATCGCGCTGCGGGAGCGTGCAGAGATCGTCCACGCTCATCGTGGGGTAGTGATTCGCCGCCGACTGATCGAATCCGGCGTTATCGTAAGTCCAGGGCGGATCGGCGCACACGATGTCGTAGACGCCAGCGCAGAGATCGCCCTTCAAAATCGCGGCGACTTTCCCGGCGTGATTTGTAGAGCGCACGATGTCGCGCACCGCGCGTACGGTCAGGTCTTCAGCAGCGGCTCTCGCAAGAATCTCGGCTTGTTTGTCTAGTGGTAAAGGCGCGACTTCAGAATGCACGGAAAAAAGAACATCGTCCCGACGTCGGGACGATGGGATGTTTTGCGCCACATATGCGTAGTTCTTAACGGTCTGCCGATCGAACCCGAGCGCGTCAACGACTTCGTCGTATTTCTCGTGGTAAGTGTGCGCGCCGTAGTTCACCCAATCGCCGATCCAGAACTGCACGGCGCCCTCGATGCGCGCTAACACTCTGCCGCAGCCTTCCCACTCCGACAGTGTCGGCTGCCCCGCGACGATCAAGCCCGTTTTCCCGAGCGTGAATGCGCCGAGTTGCAACGTGTCGCCGCCGTTCCGCACCGTGATCGCGTCGAGCATCTACAGCCCCACACCCCGCCCACGCCACACGCCCGCATCCCACCGGCGCGCGTCCGCATACCGCGCCCGCGCGATCAGCCCTTCCCACACCGGCTGGTGCGCCACGAGGTACCGGCAGCACTCCACGGGCGCGTGCCAGAACATGCCCACGAGCGCCCAGGCGCCCTCGCAATCGGCGACGAGGCCGAGCTCCTCGAGCCAGGGATCGAACTCGGGCGGTTTCACGGCGCGGGCTTCCGGTTCAAACCGCTTCATCGGTGAGCCACCCCCGGCGCTGAATCTCGAGCTGGGCGATCTCGATCGCGTGCGAAAAGCTCAGCGCCAGCATCGGCATCTCAAATTCGCGCCCGTCCGGCGCCATCACGCAGACACTCCACGTAAAGGCGCGATCACCGGACGGCCCACAACAGATCGAGACGAGAAAACCCGCGCGCCCCATCTGTTCGAGCTTCCATGTGGGCGACAGCGCAGCCTCGCCGGCTTCAAAACGCCGCATCGGTCGCCTCTGCGAGCGTGACGATCTCGTTGCCGTCCGTCATCGTGATCGTCACGGGCGTCTGTTGTTCCTTGTAGGCAATCGCCGCTTTTGCCACATCGTGATCCAGCGTCCAGCACTCGGCGCCGCCGGCCAGCGTGATGGTCGTCTTGCCCGTGGTGCGCGAGCGCTTCCCACCCACGATGATCGCGGTCACGGCCTCCGTGCGCACGAACGGCTTCCACGCCTCGGGGATCGGATCGTTCATGTTCGCCGGGGCCGCGGGGGCCCCCGCTCCCGGATCGGCGATCGCCGCGGCGTGACTCGCGACCGGCCCCGGCGAAGGCGTCAGGCTCTTCGACAACGGCTTCGGTGTGACAGGACTGGTCACGTCGGCGCCGGCTTGCTCCATTTCCTCTTTGACGTAGAGGCCGGCGAGCTGCTTCGGAAACGCTTTCCGCAGCGCGAGTGCCTCGGCGCACTTCGCCAGCATCAGGTGCGGCATGCGCTTCCACATGAAGTCCTGATCGGGCTTGTATTCCGTCCAGCGCGCCGTGGCGGTGAAGGGCGCCCGCATGCCAGCCACGAAGCGATACACGGTGACGTGTGCCTCGAAACTCGCCGTCATCGGCGTGCCCGCGAACGTCGCGTCGTCGCTGCCGACGCACTCGCCGGAGTCGGCCGCGCGCGTGCGCATAAAGTCGATCGACGTGATCGGCGTGTATTTGCCTTCGCGCCCGCGCTTCGTGAAGTGGATCAGCTTGTCGAGCGGGTGGACGCCCTGGCGGGCGCAGTCATGGAGATACAGTTGCAGTTCGTCGTCCGTGGCATCCTTCGCGATCGTCCGTTTGATCAGCGCGATCTGTTCCGCCGTGACGGCGGGCGCCGTGCTGGGTGCCATCGGTGCGAGTGCGAGTCGATCCGCCATGTCGGCCCCCTTCCGTAACTGCGCGAGTTCTCGGTTCACCCGTTCGTCCTTCCGTCGCATCCGTCGCTGAATGACGGACATGTCGACGAAGCGGCGGCCCATTTAGGCACGGCGCCGCAGCCGCGGGAGCACCGCGTGCAGCATCGGCCGCTTCCCGGCCAGGTAGTTGTCGATCAGATCCGCCCGATAGCGGGGCCGCTGCCCAATACGCGGCAGGAGCTCTTCAAGAAACGGCAGCTTGCCGTCGCGCCGCTTGCGTTCAAAGTCCCGCCGCGTGAGTTGCAGCACCTCAAGCACCTGGGGGATCAGATAGCAGCGCGTCATTTCGTCGTTTCCTCCGGCACGGGAAAGAGTTCTTCGGGTTCGACGCCCAGCGCCCGGGCGAGGCGCACGACTGTGGCGTAGCCCACGGCGTGAATGTCGCGCTTCCCGTTCTCGACGACGGAGATGAACGTGTCGTCGACGCCGGCCCGGGTGGCGAGCTCCTGCTGAGTGAGCCCGGCGAGCTTGCGGGCGGTTTTCAACTGCATAGACACCATCGGCCGCCGGCGCTTTTGTGCCACACGCGAAATATACCGCCGGAGTTCGTTGCCATAGCTAAATTATTTCGCTATGGTAGGCAACGACTTGCGTATTGTCAAGTCGTGTTTTATACTCCGTGGACAGGTTAGCGAAGACCTTGCATATGGAACTAGTTACAGTTGACACCCTCGGTTCCGTGCCAAAGAATTGGCGCATGACCGATGCAGAGCGCCAGCGCATCGGCCGCAAGCTCCGGGCATTGCGGATCGAGCGCGGGCTCGATCAGATTCCAGCGGCCGAGAAAGCCGGCATCAGTGTCGGCACCCTCCAAGCTATCGAAATCCCCAAGAAGCACGACGTCAAAGACAGCAATATCGAGAAATACGCGCAGGTCTTCGGGACCACCGTCACGAAGCTACTGAAGGCAGACGCCGCCGCACTCTCCCCGACCGATCCCCGTCTCGACGATCTCAACGACGAACATTTAGACATTGCCAGGAGCTACATGCGCGCAAAGCGGCTCCCACGGCAAGCGATCGAAGTCCTCTTATCGCATCCGGCCACCGAAGACGCCCTGTCCGCCATCTTGCTCCGACTCCACGCTCTGCCCCCCGAGCGCGTGATCGAGTTGAATCGCTGGCAGATCGTTGCGCCGGAGTTATTCGTGATCCTCGAGCAAGTCGCCGGCAGCGGGATCATGCTCTCGACGAGATAGATGATCACGCCGACGATCACGACGGCGAAGAGGATCGAGATCATGTCGCCTCCTATTCCGAGGGGCCGAACCGTTCCGTGAATTCCTCCGCGCTGATCACTTCCATCGCTGCGCCCGTGTAGCGGTTCGAGATCAGCCAGTCGGTTTCGTGCAGCTCGACCACGATGCCGTGCGGCAGGATGACGTGCGGCCGGCCATCGGCATACAGCGGATTCTGCGTTTCGGTCGTCGCGCCCACGGGGAGTGGCTGCCCCACGAGATATTGCTCCGCGTAAATCTTGAGCGGGCGTTCCGTGTGTTGCGACTGATTGCCTTGCGGCGGATACGGTGCGGCCATGCGTGCTCCTAGGTAATCGCCCAGCTGCCCTGCCAGAAGATGTGATGCGGGCCGACGGTCCAGTTCCCGAAGTCGCTTCGGACAAACTGCACGATCTTCGGCGTCACGATCTCGCCCATGATCGTGCCCCACGCCCCGTTGAGCGTGCCGATCCCCGGCACATACCCCGCCGTCGTGCCGACGAGCGTGGCCGGCCAGCCACCGATGTTCAGGCTATTCGCGCTGGTCAGGCCGGGAAAATTACTCACCACGAGCCAGCCGAGGCAGACCCGGCCCTTGATGTAATACTCGTGGCGAACCACCATCGCCGCCGTGATCGTGCCCTGCCCGGCATAGTTCCCGGCGACGAACGGAATCGGTACCGGCGTGCCTTGCTCGTGCGCCGTGAGAAACCAGACGCCGTCAAAGAACACGTAGCCCGCCGTGCCGCCCGCGCGCAACGGCGTCGGGGCGCTCGTCACCATGTTCGAGAAATACTGCGTCGAGCTGGTGTTTTCGTGCGCCAGCGCGACCACGCCCGTGGAAAACCCATGCTTGAGCAGCGTGACGCGGTCCCCGTTCCGGGGGCTGGTCGTAAACGCGAGCCCCGTCAACGTGAGATCCCCATTCCCATACAGCCGGATCTCCGTCTGCACGGCCGCCGGCCCGCACGCGAGGTTGTGCACCGTGCCGGTTGCCGCCGACGCGACGACGTTCGCCGCGAGCGCGTCGATCGGATCGAGCAGCACGGATTTAATCGCCGCCTTATTCCAGATCGAGCCGGTCAGGTTTGAGCCGTCGTCGTCGATGAGGGCGTTCCACGGGCCGCGATCAATCGCCATCAGGCATCTGCCTTTCGGATCAGCATCTGCAACACGGATTCGAACGACGTATGCGCCGTGCCCGCCGTCACCGTGAACTTCGGCGCGAGCCCCTTAATCCCCAACTCCGTGATCGCGACATCCTGAATCGTCAGCGATTCCGTGATCGCGGGCGACGTCAGCGCAATCGCCACGGTCTTCCCGCTTTTCGTTTTGAGATCCCGCGAGGCATACGTGACGGTGACGAGCGGCCGGCTGTAGAGCGCGAGCTGCGCATCGCACACTTGTTTTAAGCTGGCCTCCGCGCGCCGCTCATCGCTCCAGATGTGCTCGTAGACGCCATCGCCGCTGCCGTCGAGCGTCGCCATGTAGGCTTGCGCGGCCGTATCGTCGCGTTGCACCCAGACGTGGATCGGCGCGTTCCGGATAATCGCTTCCAAAATCCCCGTCACACCGACGAGCGCGGGGGCGGCCGTCACCGTCGAGTTGTAACTGATACTCGCCACGATCGCGCCCGGCCCCGTCGCGGGAATCCCTGTCAGGGCGTTCGCGGATTTCGCCGCATACCGGATGACCTGATCGCCGTTCCCGATGACCGCCCAACCGCCCGTGCTCGCGAAGGGCGCCGGGTTCGCGACGATCAGCGTCGTCGCGCCCGCCGGCACTTGCCCGGCCGGTTGCGTGAGGCCCGACGTGTCTGTGGCCGGCGGCGCGGCGCCCAGGAGCGCGTCCGCGTCCGTGTCGACAAAGTTCGTGCGCGTGTTATCCGCGAGCGCCGTCAGGTATTGCAGCGTGGTGGTATTCGCTTTCGAGCGGTAGACCTTGCGTGCCGTGACCGCACTTGCGCCGAGGGGAATCGTCACGCTCACGCGATTCGCGAGCGCCGTGTTGTTTGAGGGATACGCCGCCGCGAGGCCGGCGCCCGCCTTTGTATCGGTGTAGGTCGTCGCCGTGTTGTTCGCGATCGTGTCGACGAGCTTCCAGCCGGCGCCCGAGGACCAGCGGTAGATCTTGCGCGCCGTCACGTTCGCGGGCCCCGTCAGGATCCCCGTGAGCGCCACCGTCTGGTAGCCCACGCCGCCCGTCGTGTCACTCGTGGGCGCGGCGGGATTCCCGGCGACGCTGGCCGTGTTGTCGACGTGAATCGTCGCCGTGTTATTCGAAACCGTGGCGAGGTAGCGATAGGCTGCCCCGTTGTCCGACCGATAGACTTTGCGCCCCACGGCCCGCGCATCCCCCGAGATCGGGATCGTGACGGTCGCTTGATCGTTGGGCGGTGTGCCGATCGCGCCTTCCCCAGCCCGGGCCGGGCCTAGACTCGCATCGCTCGCTCCATCCCGATAAAACAAATTCGGCAGGTTGTCGGGAATCGTCGTGACGAGACGCCACTGGCCCGCCGTGTAGCGATAGAGTTTTCGGCCCGTGGTCCGGGCGTCGCCACTTGTCACCACGAACCCCAACACGATCCGCGTCAGGAGGGGATCCGGCGGGAGGTCCACCACGAGCTGTGGACTGAGGGGTGTTTCATAGCTGCCCACAAGAAACGACAAGGCATAGACATAGACGGCGTCGACGGTTAATTGCCCGCCGGATTCGTAATCGACGGTCGACGCCACGCCGCCCGGCCAGATGGGGCTGGTCGGTGTGATCGCCCCACTCGCCGCACCGGGGAGGGTTTCCCCGGTCGCCGTGGTGATCGTGGTCTGATAGCGATACGTCGCCCCGTTCGCCAGATTCCCGACGACATGACGCAGTGCCGCGCTCGTGGCCCCGGGCACGGGCACGCCGCCGGGGTTGGGCGTCGTGGTGACGTCCGCGCTCTGCGGGGAGGCCGTGGTTTCCCCGATCGCCGTGACGAATGAATAGACGTAAAGATACGTCCCGGGATCGACACTGCCGCCCGCCACGGCGGCCGGCACGGGGGCACTCGCGGGGTAGGCCAACGGGCCCACGCTGACGGCCACCGGGGCACTCGCGATCGATTCCCCCGACGCCGTGACAAACGTGTAGGCGTAACTGTGCGCGCCCGTCTCAATCCCGGTGCCATCGACGGGCGCCAGCCCAAGCAGCGCGGAGGGCGCCGCGCCCGGCCCTACGAGCCCGCCGCCGCCGCCGAGCTGCACGCCGGTATAGGTCAGCACCCGCGACGCCGCCCCATCAGGCGTGAGCCCCGCAATCGCCTGGCCCCCAGCCGGGTTGAACATTTCGCCGTTCTCCAGCGGCACGAGATCCGTCGCGGCCGCGATCCCCGTGCTAATCCGCGTGCTCGCGCCCTTCCCATAGACGCGCGTCCGGACTTGCGACTTGTCGATCGACCAGGTGATCGCGGGATCGTGGAGGAAGCGCCCCGGCGTCTCGTCGATCGGATCCGGCGACGGCCCGGGCGGCGTCACGAACAGATAGAGCGTCTTCGCCTCGAAATACCAATACCCGCCGATCAGTTTCGCGAGCGCCGTCAGGCAGCCCTTCATCCCGCCTTCGGAGCCGTCGAAGTTGATCGTGACGGCCGGCAGGTTCGCTTCCACACCCGCCGTTGAGAAGCCCGGTGCATAGGTCGCGATGAGATCCTGCGCGATCGTCGACGCGGACACGTTGACATAGGGCCGCAACGGCCGGCGCCGATTCGCCCGGGCCGTATCGTCGATCGCCGTGACCGGATGGATCACCGTGGTCGGCCGCCCCTTGTAGGTCTGCTCGACGGTTTGCAGTTCGCCGTTAAACAAGAGCTGGGGCGCGTTGCGATTGATCCACACCTCAATCGGGGCGCCCACATGCGGGGCCGCCCCGAAGAGCGTGAGCGCGCAGGTGTTCGGCGTGTCATACACAATGTCGCGAATCGTGAGCGACTTGTAGAGCACGCGCGTCGGCGCCCCGGGCTGCGTGATGTCGACGCCGCCGAGGATGATCCAGACGCGCGTCGGCCGATCGACCGCTTGCGCGGGCGTTAGATAGTTCAGCCGAAAGTTGTTCAGCCGGGTGTTCGGGCCGAGAACAGCGGGTTGCAGCGGCATCAGTTCACCAGCGAGCCGCGTTGCACCTGACTGGTGATCGTCTCGCCGACTTTGCGCGCGAGCCCGCTTTCGGTGTCGACAAGGTTGAACGTGTTCGTCACCGTCGGCCCGCGTTGCGCGAGGCCCATCGACAGCGCCCAGGTCAGGAAATCTTTCGGCGGGCCGCCGCCGACCGCGCCGCCGAGCATGCCGCCACTGGAGTTCCGTCGCTGATATTCCGCGAACGTCGCCTCAAAGCTGCCCAGCGTCCCGTAGGTGATCGGCCCAGTGTTAATCGGGACCGGGGCGTTCCCTGGTGATTTCTGATCCATCCCCGGGGCAATGCCCGGCGCCGCCGCTTGCGCCGTCGCCAGCCGTTGCACGGCGCTGGTCGCCGCGTCGAGTTTCGGCGGGAGGTCGCCGACAACTTCCGACGTGAAGACGAGTCCGCTATTCCAGACCTCGGTCTCTCTGCTGGCGTCGCGGATAAACGTCGTCAGGGATCCGAGCTTCGGTTCGGTGAGCGCGATCGCCGCCGGGGCTTTCACGAGCGTCGCGTTCATATACGCGATCTCCGCTTCCGCTTGTGCGGCGTTCAGCGCCACGGGTTTCAGGGCGGTCGTCGCGAACGTATTTACCGGCGGCGTAATCGTCGCCACCATCGCGCCCAGGTCGGATCCCGCCTGCGTGGCTGAGTCGGCTGTGAGCGAGAAGTCCTTCAGTGCCTTTGGAATCGCGACGAACGGATTCGCCGCTTCGCCGAGTAACTCGGACGCCTTCTGCCACGCGCCAAAGAAGCGCGACATGCCGCCGATCGCTTCGCCGGAATACACCGTGACGCTATTCCCAAAGCGGGACCACGCATCCTGTGCCGCTTTCAGCCGCTCGACCGTTTCGTCACTCATCACTTTCGTAGCGGCACCAACCTGTTCAATCCCCGCGAGAAACGTCGGGATCAATTCCTGCCCGGCTTTCCCGAAGAGTTCCGTCGCGACTTGCGCCCGCGTCATCGGATCTTCAATCCCGGCGACCGCGTTCCCGATTGCCACAAACGCATCCTCCGGCGCCATCCGGCGGATCGTCTCAAACTCAAGGCCGGCCGCGTTGAGCGCTGCCACCGTGCTCGCGCTGCCTACGGCGAGGTTCTCGTTCATCGCTTTGATCGCGCGGTCGACCGTGGCGATTGACGCCCCACTCTGATCGGCGGCATATCCGAACCGCTGCACGGCTTCAGCGCTGATCCCGAGCTTCTGCGCCATGTCGCCGACCGCCGCGCCCGTCTCGATCACCCCCAGCGCGAAGTTCTTCACCGCATTCACCGAGAAGGCCACGCCGAACGCGCCCGCGAGACTCACGAGTGCCGATCCCCATTGGCTCGTGGCACCCTCGGCGGTCTTGAATGCGCCGGTCGTCGTGCCAGCCGCGCCCTCCATCGTGCGCAGCTTGCCGATCGCGGCATCCGCCTCAGACTTAAACTCGGAGAAATCCGCCTTCAAGACGCCGGTGAGCACCGCCATTAGGCCGGTACCTCGTCTGTCGCCGCGCGCGCCGCGAGATCCTCGATCAGCACGTCATACACGGCACGCGGGAGCGCTTGGATGTCGTCATAACTGAGGCCCATGATCTTGCACAGCGCGAGATCGGTTCTCATGCGAGCACGGGTTCCTGGGTCGTTTTTTTTTCTTGGATCGCGCGTTCCAGCGCGGCGTGATGCGCCTCGACGGCGGCCACGAGCTCCACGAGCGTCGCCACGTCGAGTTCACGCCGCAGCGTCGCGCGTCGGTCGTCCTGGGATTGCTGCACGCTATAGGGAATCGGCTGCCCGTCGAGATCGAGCAGGGACCACCCGACGAGATAGGCCACGAGCACCGGGAAAGCGTTCCCCGCCGCGCCGTCTTTGACGAGATCGAAATATTCCCCGGCGTTGAGTTCTTTCGTCACGTCCACGTAGTCGCCCTCCGATAACGGCAAGCGCACCGTGTCCGCCGTGACTCCCCGCAAGCGCCCCATATGCCCCCCCGTGTTACCGCTCCGGCGGTCCCAAATATCCCAGTAGACTCGTCTCCCCGATTTCGAGCGCGTCAATCGGCCAGTACCAGAATCCGCCCGGGCGCGGCGCCGTAAAGAGTAACGGTGCCTTTCGCGTATACGGCTTATCGATCCGCGCGATCGTCGCGCTCAGGATCCAGTCGCCGCCGTCCGCCTTCACGCGCCGAATCCGCCAGCGCGTGACCTCGACGGCGACACGGTGCCCCCAGAGTACGGAGCCCGCGCCGCCGGTAATCGTCAGCGAGGCGAACACGTCACGCCGCGATGCGCGGCCGCTGCAGTGCTTCCCGCTTCGCCCGCGCGGCCGCTGCGGTCGCACTCAACACGCCGCCGTTGAGCAGGAACGGTCCCGCTGCTTTCCAGGTGCCAGATAACTTCGGCGCGGAGAGACTCGAATCGATCGAGGCATCCATATAGGCCGGCCCCGTCCAGAACACGAGCGGCTCCGTCGTGCTCGGCACGAGCTTGAGCGTGCCGGGCGTATCCTGTTCGGCTGCTTCGAACAGGGCCAGTTCCTCAGAATTAAAAAATCCAGAAAGCGAACCTGAGGAATCCTTCATCCCTGGGAGCCACACCCGGTTCACGTCACCGTAGCAACTCACGTCTTCGAACTCTGTTTTAAATTCAGCGGTGAACGCATTCAGGGAGAGAATCGGTACCGTCGTCGCGCCGCCCGTGGGATCCCATGACACTTCACCGTTGCGCCCAGAAATAATCGCCATGTTCTCGTCTCCTTATGCTGCCGAATGACTCATCTGAACAAAATAGCGCCCGCCCCGCCGGAACCAGCGCAGCGACGCATCGAGGTCGTCGCGTTCCGTCAGCGCGATCGGTTCCTCGCGATACGTCGCGCTCCAGGTGTAGCCGGCCACCGTCAACGGCGAATCCTCGAGCAGCGCATCGATCCGCGCCGCCGCCGCTTTGATATTCGCGCCCGGCACCGTCGAGAGCATCCGGGCTTCGACGAGGTAGATCGCATCCTCGAGCGCCCGATGGCGAAAGACGCCGTGATCTTCCCCGGCCATCAGCGAGACGATCACGAAGCGCGTCGAACCCGGCGGCGCCTCGTCGCGATAGACGCCATTCGGGCAGAGGGCGAGTAGGGCCGCATCGCTGCCGAGCTTCGCGATCAGCGCGTTCGCAATGTCGGAGGTATCCGCCATCCGTCAGCCCCAGACGACCGTCAGCCCGTGCGCCGTGATCACCGTATCCGCCAGCCGCACATACATCGCGCGGCGCGATCGCACCATCGTCGGGATCAGCACCGGCTTCGGCGGCATCGCCCCGACATCCTTGCGCACGCCGTTTTTCGTGACGTAGTGCCGCGCTTGCGTGCCGTGCTCGAATAGCCACGCATGCGCCGCCGTGCTCCGCACTTGCGCGCTCACGCCGTAGGGGCCGATCTCTTTCACGGTGACTTTCACGCCCCGCCGCAGGTTGCCCGGCTTGATTGGCTTGCCGTCATTGGATCGGCCCTCCGGCCCGAGCGGATACGTCGCAGCAATCTCGCCCTTCGCCGACTGCGCGGCGTCCATGACAATCCCCGTGGCTTCCCCCTTGAGGTCGCCGGGTAACGTCAGGAAGGCCGCCTTCAGCTCTTCCAGGCCGTCGAAATAGATTCGCGCGCTCACGGCACCACCAGTACGGCGCCGCAGAGCATGTCGACGGATCGCATATCGACATTCACCACGCCCGTAATCGCGAACACGTGCGCGCCAAACAGCATCCGGGTCTTCGTCGTGACGCCCGGATGAAAGTAGCCCGCCACCAGGTGCGAGGCCGAGCTGATCACCGTGCCCGCCGCGCTGCGCTCGAGATCCTGCGTCGTCGCGGGCACAATCGACACCTTCCACTCGGCCGGGACCAGATCGGTCCACGTCTCGGTGTAGCCGCCATCGCCATCCGGCGCCGGCGTGCCGGGGTTCTGAAACGTCACGCGATGCACGTAGTCGCCGAGCGCCATCAGGCGAACCCCTGATCCCGCCGGCGGTGCAGCAGCCGATCAATCGCCAGCCACAAGTCCGCGTCGGCTTCCTCGAGATCGCCCCGGTGCCGATACAGGCGCCCGAGCATCAGCAGGATCGCCGCGGTGACGTCCTTCGGCGCCGTCTCCGGGCTGACCCACAACGGATCCGCGCGTTCGGCGAGAAAGTCGAGAATGATCGCCTCGGCCTGATCGAGCTTCAGTTGCAGATCGGCTTCGTCGGGATCGCCAATCGGCATCGTCGGGATCTGCAGGTGATCCTTCGCCGTCTGAATCGTGACGAGGAGCGCGGGCATTACGGGCGCCCTCCGTCTTTCCCGTCCTGGCCCCGCTTCACCATCAGCGTCCAGTCGGGCGAGCTGCCGGGGGCGGCCGTCGTGATCCGGTTGCAATGGAAGGCACTGCCGCCGGCCGTGACGATCTCGCCGGTGTCGTATTCCTTCCCGCGCACATAGACGCCGCAGTAGGACAGGCCGGGGGCACCGTCGAGCCCCGCCGGTCCAGGCGGCCCCGGGGGGCCGGGTTCGGGCGCCCGCGCTTCAAGAACCGCGATGCGGTCCAGGGCTACGGCCAAATCGCGTTGCAGGAATGCCGTATACCCTTCCACGCGCGCCACGTCCGTCGTGAAGAGCGCCTCGGCCGCGGCGATCTGCTCCCCGTGCGATTTCATCGCCACGGCGATCGCATTCACGATGAGATCGGCGAGCGCGTCCGGATTAAGCTGCACGGAATCGCTCCAGCGCCTTCTGTTCCAGCGCCGCCGCGACCTTCACGAGAAACGCTTTGTTCTCGGCCTCGTCGTCTGGGCCCGGGGGGGTGGGTTCCGGCGTGGGCGTCGGTGGTGTGGGCGCCGCCGTGTCGCGGGCCGCCAGCGCGGCGAGGCTGTAATACTGCTGCTGCGCCAACGGCGAATCCCCGCCGGCCACCGGGCCCAGGCCGAAATACTTCTTGCGCGCTTCGTTCGGCGACATCGCGCCCGAGCCGATCGCGTCAGACGCCGCCTTCGTGCGCGTCGCCGTGTCCATCCAGATCAGATCGTCGATGTCGAATTCGGTGCCGTAGGGTGACGGCAGCTCGAGCCCCTCGTCGAGCGCGCCCTCGATCCCCGTCATGTGCGTCTGCAAACACTGGCTGTAATACTGCTGCAGCAGCGTCTCCGAGTTCCCATACGGCGGGGCGTGCGACGAGTCCACCATCGACGCCGGGACGTGATAGACGGCGCAGATCATCTCGCTGGTGCGCTTGTCCTGTTCCGTGAGTTGCGAGTCGACGGCCGTCATCGCCAGCGGCTTGTATTCCAGGCCGCCGCCGAGCACGGCCACCGATCCGAAATTCTCACCGCTATACGCTTCCTGCCAGCGCGCTTTGTAGGCTTCGGCTTGTTCGGTCTTGATATCGCCCGGGGCCGTCAGCACGCCGGAGGGGCGCGCATTATTCGTGAAGAAGCGCGTACTGGAATCCTGAATCTTCAGCCCTTGCAGCGCCCGCCCGCCGCCGGCATACAACGGCGAGACGCCCACGAGGCGATGAAATAGGCAGTTGAAACGGTCATGGATGATCTCGCGCGCCGGCACGACCACCTCGGTCGTCTCGATGCCCGAGATCGCATCAGTGTTCAGCCGGTAGAAGATCGCCCCATCCGGCGTGACGAGCGGCGTGACGCGCGTCGGATCGAGCACGAAGAGCGCGACGACGACGTTCCGATCGTCGCGTTGCTTCAACACGTAACTGTTCCCGAAGAGCAGCTTCGAGAACATCCACGATTCCAAGAAGCGCTGAATCGTTTCCGCGCGATTGGGTTTCCGCAGCACGGGCGAGAACGCCGGGCTCTCGGCTTCGGTCCAGATCCCGTCGTCGTCTTGCGACACGAGGCGTAAGCAGACTTTGCCGATGTCAGAGGCGATCAGCGTGACGCACGCAAACACGACGGGGTTCGTGAGCGCGGAGGGGGCGGCGATCTCCTGGTTCTGCTGCCAGGCGCCCGTGAAGGGTTCCCGAATGATCGGGAACCAGCCCCCACGCGACGACACCGGGGCGAAGTTCCCCGGTGCGCGTCGCGCGGTCAGCTCCAGCCCGAAGAGCCGCATCAGTGCCCGTTCTTCGTCTTGCCCGCCGCCTGCGGTTCCATGTCCGCGCCTGACGGGGCGGGCCAGTTCGCCGCGGTCAGATACTTCACGCTGTTCGTGCCCACGCGCTTCCAGTTGACGAACCGTTCGGCGCGGAGGCCGACGCAGTTTGTTTGCCAGAGCGAGACATACACCGTGGTCGCATCGCCCGGCGACACCGGGGCGCTGTCCATTTGCAGCGACGCTTCACGCGAGGCGTCAATCGTGACCCCGCCATCGTCCGCGAAGAGGATCAGCTGGGGCTGCAGCGCGATCACGTTCGTCGACGCCGCGTTGCTCGCGATAAACGTCATCCCCTTGTAGCTGCCCCCGCCGACCGTGATCCCGGGGAACTGCGGCGTGCCGTCCGTGTAGCTGCGGAAGGACAGCGCCAGGGCGTTCGCCGCGTTCAGAATGAACACGAGCCCGTCGACACTGATGTTGTTCGTCGCGAAGTGATTGATCAGCCCGAGAATGTCCGCGAGCGGGGCGCCCGAGGCCGCGGCTGTGGGGGCGCCGTTCGTGATCGAGGCCGGATTCACCCCCGCCACGGCGGCCACGGCGGGATCAATGAACTGCTGATCGAGGAACTGCGCGATCCCCGCGATCATGTCCTTCCGGCAGATTTCCTCGGCCTTCGGATTCGAGAGGCGCACCAGTTCCTCGGTGAGCACGATGATCCCCGCGGCTTTCGCGACGCCGAGGGATTCCGTCGCGAAGGCGAGCTTCGTGACGGGCTTCGACTTCGCTTCCCCAACCCAGCCGTAGGTGCCGCCGGCGGTTTGCGCCGGGACTTTCGTGTTCAGCGGCACTTCCCGCAGGTTCGGGATCTTGCCGAGAATCGTGGCTGGCCGGAGCAGCTCGAGAAACTCGTTCGCGATGTTCTGGTTCACGAGCGGCCCCGCCCACGCGGCGTCGGTCGTGTTGCCGGGCGCGATCGCCGCCTTGAGTGCGAGCGCGACTTCGGGCGTGCTGTCGTTCCAGCGCGACGCATACTCGGCCGCCTCGGACTTGTTCCCGTGACAGTGCAGCGTGGCGCACGCCAGGCGCACGAACGCGGTGCCGATCGGCACGTTCGGCTTCACGGAGACACGCGCAAACGGGCTCGACTTGATCTCGGTGACGACGGGCACGGCCGCCGCGATCTGCAGCTTCTCGAGATCACGCCAGCGCACGAGGTCGCCGTCGATCGATTTCACCTGGGCCGCGAGGCCGTCGTGCTCCGTCGCGAGCTCCGGGGCGAGGGTTTCGCCGCCATCGGCTGTCGTGCCCATGATGTCGCCCATGCGCGCGACATGCGCGGCGCGTTTGTTCTCGAGGTTTTGAATGTGTTCGCCTGTCGTGGATTTCATGGTGCGTGCTTTCGGCAAGCCCGAGACGCCGGGCAAGGGATGGCCTGACGCGGCCAGGGCGTGCGCGTGATCGAGGGTTTTGATCGCGAGAATCGTGGCATCTTGATTGGCGGCGATGGTGCACACCGACATCTCGCGCGCTTTGACTTTGAGATAGTGCTTCCCGCCGGTCGGCAGGGGCTTGAACACCGCTGAGGGTTTTTCGAAGCCGATCGACGCCCCGCGCACGAGGCGATATTTCACGCTGTGCCAGGCTTCATCCGTCAGGTCTTTGATGATGCCCGGCTCCGTGACTTTCGGAATCGTGGCGGTGAACGTCACGCCGGCGGCGGTCGGTGTATCGAACGACACTTCACCGACCGTGATCTTGTGTTCGTAGCGCAGCGGCAGCGGGTTTTTGTAACTGATGCCGAGGGGCTCGATGATGTCGCCCTGCGCATCGATCGACGGTGTGGACGCCACGCCGGAAAATGTCCGCCGCTCCGCATCGATCGATTTGATCTCGAGAACGCTGTAGGCTCGTTCCACGTGGAACGCGATCCTACGCGCCGGGATCGCGCCGCGAATTGTTTCTCTAGGATTTATCCCGCAGCCGCAGCCACGTGCGCACGAGCGCGGAGATCGTCACGTCCTGCGCCGCGGCGGCTTTGATGATCCGGTCGTAGTCGGCAGACGGGATCCACGCCGAGACAACGGCCCCCGGTTTCGGATCCGGCACGCGCGGCCGGCCTGGCTTGCGGAGCGGCGGCGGATCGGCGGCCATAGCTTCCCCCTTCAGAACACCACCATCGAATACGCGGGCTTCGCCGCGAGTGCCCCGGCGCCCAGGGCATCCGTGCGCGCTTCCCAACTCAACACCGCCGCCATCGCGAGATCGATCTTATGCGGCGAGTCCGGCCGATCCTTGCGGATCAGCCACAACGGTTTGCCTTGTTCGTCGCGTTCTACGAGATCTTGTCGCCGACTATTCCCCAGGTGCCGCCGCAAGCGTGCATCGCCATCATGGGAGACGGCCGCGCTGCGCATCGCTGTCGTGTAGTTCTGCAGCGCATACGTCATCGGCCGCCGGCGTGTCGTCCACCACTCCACGATCTTGTCAGGCCCGAGCGTGGGATCGCCCGCCCATTGCGCGATCCACGACTGCCAATACGGCGGATCCGCATACAGCCGCCACACGTCATAGAGCTTGAACAGCCCGCGAATCGTGGTGTCGACATCAGCCACGGGCACTTGCCACGGCACCGCTTGCGGCGGCGGCGGGCATTCCCAGACGTTCGCCACCCACTGAAACCCCGTCTCAACGTGTGTCGCCACGAGGCCCGTGGCGTCATGGAACATGGCTCCGTCGAATCCCAGCGTGATCGCGTCGCCGGGTTTCACCGGACTGCTCCGCCGCTCGAGCGCGTCCCACGCATCGAGATCGAACGCTTGCGTGCCGCCCTTCACCAGCCGATTCAGCCAGACGCGCTCGAGATACGCGCGATCCGCCCCGGGATCCTCCCATTCGGCCGCGATCGCATCGAGGTCCGACCACGACGCCGCGGCGCCCGACGCTTCAATAATCGCCGCCCGTAACCCGTCTGGCGTCGTCAAGTCGTGGCCCTCGGACGCGTCGCGATGAAAGTAGAACAGCCGCGCATCGGTGATCGTGCCAGCCTCGATCGCGCGGGCATAATCCATCGTCGCTTCCGCGACCGAGCCCGTGCCCGGTTCGGGCGCCGTCGTCGTTTCGAGCGACCACGCATCGGCCCCGCGCCGCTTCGGAATGTTCGCGAGCATCGTCCGATGCGCCCGCCGTAGCCGCGGCAGCGTGAAGCGATGCGTCTCGTCGAAATGCTGAAACGTGGTCCGCGCACCGTCGCGCGCATCCGGGGCCGTCGCGAGCGCCACCGCTTTCCCGCCGCCCTTCTTCCGAAGGATGCGTTCGAGGCCGATGTCGAAGTCATCCCGCAACGTGCTGAGTTCCAGAATTACTCGCAGCGCGGTGTAGGCGAGATCGTCCGATTGCTCTTCCGTGTAGGCGACGAGCGCAATATACGGATCGGTCACCGGGCCGCCGATCGGCTCCCCCGCCGGCGTCCAGTCGATGCACCGCACGGGCGCATCCGGGTGCAGCTCGCACGCCGCGATCCACGCGGCGAGCTCCGTCTTCGCGAGCCCTTTTCGCAGCGAGATCCCGACGCGCTTGAATCGGCGCCGGCCCGCGACGACATGCCCCTGCGGATACACCTCATACATGCGGTAGATCAGCGCAACTTTCTCGTCGTCGAGCTTCACCGGTTGCCCGCGGAGATCGCCCGGGCCAAACACGAGATTCTGTTCGATGAAGTCGCACACTTGCGGGCCGAGTGTGGGATACAACTCGCGATCCTGCGGGACCATTAGGATCATCGGACGATCGCGAACTGGGCACGCGGATCCGCTCGATGTGGATGTGTGATGGCCTCGAGTGGCTGCGCCGCGTCATCCTGCCGCGCAATCAACGCGAGTTGCTTAATCAACGCCTGAAAGCGTCCCGCGGCATTCAGCCGCACGATCGGCGATTGCGTCAGGTCGTGCGCCACCATCAGCGCGGCCTCTGCCAGCGTGACGAGCTGATCGTCGGACACATCCAGCGCATACGCCGCCCGTACCGCCGGCGCCCACGATGCCCACGACGCCGCCACGACCGGCGCCGCACCCCGTGGCGTGTGCCGCGTATCTCGCAGCTTTCCCGCCGCCATCCAGCGCCGCACCGTCGACGGACGCACCCCCAACCGTTGCGCGATCGCCCCGGACGAAAATCCCAGCTCCGCGAGCCGTCCCGCTTCTTGCGCCATGTATTTCCATTTGCGCGTGCGGTTCATGGAGTGCAAACCCCCAAAGTAGTGCAGACCCAAAAATCAGAG